AAACATCTAAAAGTAATCCATAGGTGTTTTTAAGGTCATATTTTTTTGAAATTAAATATTCACGAGCACATGTGTAAGATGCAGTGCGATTAAATCCAAAATTTTTCCAAGGAACCACAGAGACATTTCCAGGATGAGTCTTTAAAAACTCATTGGCAATTTCTACAGTATTATCTGTCGAACCTGTATCACAAATACAGAAAGCATCGACTATTCCTTCTAATGCTTTTAAACAACGTTCAAGAATACGAGACTCATTTTTTATCATAAGAATTAATACAAGTTTCATCGCGTCTTAATTACTTGAACTATCACCCTGAGTGTAAATAAATGACAACTGAATTCGTCAAACAAACCCTTCGTGAAAATTTGACACGTGTTTTAGTTCCACAAGTGGCTGATGGTCTTTGGAGTATATATGAAAACGCCAAGATAGCATGTGAACGTAATAAACAACCTGAAAAAACCTTACAAACTTTTCAAAACTTATTAACACGTGTTCCACAATGGACTGAAGATATCCTCAACAAAGAAGTTGAACGTATCATCAAAGTATCCAAATGTGATTATATTGAAGATCTTTTATTAGGGGTTTTTGTCAGTTATATTCGTGCTTTTGCAAGTCTTCAACAAACAGATATGACTCATGTCGATCTTCATTTTGATCGTCCTTCTTTAAACAAATTTATTCATACTTTCTACATTTACTCTGCTCGTAAAAGTTGGACTTGTGCCTATCTTTTTAATACTATTCAAGTCAAATCTGAAAAACAAGCACAAAATCGTCGTGAAATAGAAACTATGTTAGAAGGAACTATGAATGAAGTCATTGATAGTTTCATACCATGGAGAGATATCAGTAAAGCCTATTTCCAAACACCTGAAGCACCACCAAATAGTCCAGAAAATGTTCGTTTTACTGATCGTGTAGAAGTCGCTGAAATATCCGATGATGAAGACTCTGAAGACGATGAACCAGAAAGACCTAAATTAACAGTTGGTGAAGATGTGGAATTAGATTTTGATGATGACACTGTTTCTGTGAATACTGAAGATGAATTAGAACAAAAAGCTGAAAAAGAACAACCTCTTTCGTTGGAATTATAAAACGAAAACATAGTTGGTGGAACAAAGATGGAAATACAAACAATCGCCATTTTGGGAATTGTCATCGCCAGTATAGTTGTAATATTATACGTATGGGATCGTAGAAACAAACAAGAAGAAGTAAATTTAGTGGATGCTGTTAAATTAGCCATTGGTGCAGGTAGTGTCGCCGGTGGTGTAGCTTACGCTGTCAATGGAGATATTCCAATCCCTGAAGAAATTGTTGAAAAAGCCACTGAAGTTGCTCAAGAAATATTCGTAGGTAAACCTGAATTTTAATTAGGGTCTTTTGGAAAGAACATGATACCAAAAGAGATTAAGAAAAACACAATGGTATGAAGAATAAAACCAAAGGCTGTTGGACAACCGTTGATAGCCACACCTGGAATGATGCTATTCACAAAACGAAATGTGACTGGGTTAGCTACTAAGAAGAAGATAAGGGTTGAATATAACGAGAATTTAGCTTTTAATCCGGTAGATAATGCCATTTATATTGTAGACGACTTAAAAAGATAAGATGTGGATAGTATTTCGTGACCCGAATACTGTATTTTTAAATTTAGATAAATATATTTATGAACTCGTTTCTGATCAGGACATCTTAAAGTATCAAGATGATCTCAAGAAACAATTTGGTGGTTATAGTTTTGATATATTAGAAAATGTCTATTTCTTACAACCTTTCTTATCTGCCAAAGATGGTCAAGAATATTATATTCGTAAATTTGAAGTTTATGATTCAATGAATAAACAAGGAGTTCCAAGTGGACATTGAGTTATTTGATAGACTGTTAATTTAGAGATTTCACGACGAGGAACTGCGGATTCTTTACAGTATCTAGCAATAGCCTTATATAAATGAAATCCATGATATCTGTCATGATTATCACCTTCTTTACGAAACATAACAGAAGTACCATCAGATTGTGTCATCCATTGTTTGAATACTCCAAATAACGGATGTGTATAATCATGTGTAGGACCTTCAGGAAACATATCCCAAAATAATGAAGTGGCAAAACGACATAAATCAAAAGAAGGATTTGGATGAATATGTGGGTATTTATGTTCAAAGAATGGATCGGTATTGTATTGACCGGCCGCTTCTTCGTTGATTTTGAATTGACTACTGACAAATTGTTTAGGATCTTTCATACCCACTAATCGGACGGAAAAACATGCTCTATCAAAATCAATAATTTTAATAAGGTATCCGTATGTTGGTACACGATAGGTTAAACCGTTATGTTTGTAATGTAAGAATTCTTGATCTGTTTTGACATACATCACGTTATTGGCATGGAGATCATTGTGAGTTAAACCAAAATTACGTTGAGCATAGGCAAGTCCAAAGACAAGTTGAGCAGTCCATGCGGCATGTTTTTCTTGTTCAGGGTTGTTATGAAGTAATTCATAGAAAGTACCTTCACATTTTTCCATGACAGTAGTGATGACTGGTATATCTTTGAAGATTGCCCAAGCAAATGGTTCTTCTTCTTCATCATCATCTTCTTCATCATCAGAATCATCAGATGCGCAAGAACAAGAACGAATTTCAAATTCATCTTCATCATCGGATTCTTCTTCCTCTTCTTCGACGTCAGTATGAGATCCAGAGTCTGGTTCACTGACATGATCTGCTTCAATATCTTGAATATCGTCTAATGTGATTTGTTCACCTAATTGAACAGCAGGTTTATCTTCTGGTGTTCTTAATCGTAATTCAAAGGATTTACCAATATTGTCAGCAAACCATCTACGTTCAGATAAGATTTCATAATCATCAGAAATATTGATTTCATGGCGACTGGCAATACCAATGTAAACACCATAGACCCTAGGAAAATGTTGACAACCCGATTCAGATAAGCAAATAGAAGCAAGTGCGCCTACATACCCTGCGCTATGTGGACTTTGAATAGATTCTTGCATATCTTCTGCGGTTTCAATAGGTTTAGGTAATCCAAGAACACCATAGTCACCACGCATCCATTTGAAATGACTTAATATTGTAGTGGTTTTACGATGAATTGGAACGACACGATTTTTATTGGTACGAATATGATCACGATCAATTATAGTATCAATACTTTCTTGTAATCGAACACCGTATTCAGGTAAATTGGATATAGATTCAGTTTTAAAGAGTTTCTCTAAAGACGGAAAGAAAGGTTGAGGATTTTTAATATCCCATACAGAAGTATCTAGTTTTGGATATTTTCCAAGTTTCATGTGAACTGCGGTAGTTCGAAGATCTTTTCCCATTATTAACAGTATCGGCATTCAAAAACGGAAACTGAACGACTATGCTGTAAAAAGTATGATTCTTGGTTATATTTTCATAATTCTTTGGACATATGCTCTTTTGAGAGTGTATGGAACTTTTCAGAAATTAAAATTGATGAGAGAAGAACAATGAACTTTCAACTTCGTAAATTCGACATCAGTATGCTTGTCGAGAGATGCGCAGTAGATTCCAGAAAAAGTCCAATGATTGTGGTCATTGGTAAAAAAGATACGGGTAAATCTTTCTTAGTTCGTGATATTCTATTTAATACCCAAAAAGAGTTTCCAGTTGGAACAGTTATTTCAGGCACAGAAGTGGCCAACGAATTTTTTCAACATATGGTTCCTTCCAAATTCATTCATGATAAATACAAACCCGATATTGTCACTAATGTGATTAAACGTCAAATGAATATTAAACAAAGTCGTAACAATGATAAAAAATCAAAAGGAGGTTCTTCTGGTATTGATCCACGTGCGTTTTTAATCTTAGATGACTGTTTATATGATGGAACTTGGATTCGTGAAGAATCTACTCGTTATGTCTTTATGAACGGTCGTCATATTGATTTAATGACTATCATTACTATGCAATATCCACTCGGTATTACACCAAATTTAAGAACAAACGTAGACTTTGTATTCATTCTTCGTGAGAATATTCTAGGTAATCGTCGTAGAATTTACGAGAATTACGCAGGTATGTTTCCTACGTTTGAAATGTTTTGTAGTTTTATGGACCAATGTACAGAGAATTATGAATGTCTTGTTATTTGTAACAATGTATCTTCTAACAAACTTGAAGATCAAGTCTTTTGGTATAAAGCTTCTGATCATCCACCATTCAAATTATGTGATCAAACATTATGGGTAAATAATCAACCTTTCCAAAGTGCTATTTTAGCTGCTACAGAATACG